TTCCGCCGTCCGACGTTTGCAACATGACGCCGCAGCAGATGGAACTCAATCGCCAGAAGGAAGCGCTGCGGGAGCACCGCAAGGCGAACCGCCCAGGCTACGTGACGCCGAAAGGCGCGCTGAGTGAAGGCGACAAGGCCGCGCTCACGGGCGCGGAAGCCAATGCGGTCGTGGAACTCGACGGCATGATGCCCGGCAACAACGTCGCCGACTTGTTGCAGCCGCTGCCAAAGATCGGCGTGGACCCGAATCTTTATGAGTCGCAAGGCATCATGGACGACGTGTACAAGACGGTCGGCATGGCAGAGCCCTCCTTCGGCGGCAGCTCAGGCGACACGGCGACGGCGGTCGCGACCGCCGAACAGGCGCGCACCGCCGCGCTCGAAGCGGAAGCGGATCAGCTCAACGACTTCCTGTCGGTCATCGCGCGCGATGCGTCCGCGATCATGTTGGCGAACTTGGACCCGCAAACCGTGCAGGAGATCGCAGGCCCCGGCGCAATCTGGCCGCAGTTGAACCGTCAGCAGATCGCGAACGAGATGGGCTTGGAGATTGTCGCAGGCTCCAACGGACGACCGAACAAAATCCAGCGGCAACAGGCACTGCAACAGCTCGTGCCGTTCTTGATGCAGATTCCCGGCGTCAATCCGCAGTGGTTGGGCCAGAAACTCATTGAAGCGATTGATGATTCGATCGATTTGACGGAAGCGTTCGTATCGAACATCCCCTCTATCCAGATGATGAACAACGCGCCGCCAGTGCAGCCCGGCGAACCCGGCGCCGAAGATCCGAATCAGCAAGGACCCGAAGGCGCGATGAACGCGGAACAACCTGGGATACAACCCCAAGGCACCGGCCCGGCGTTGCCCGGTCAGGGTGGCCCCGGTCGTCCGCCGATGGTCGATATGCCGACTTACGCGCAGTAGCAGGAGGGTGGTCTACAGCGGTCTATAGACCGCTGTAGATTCCTTGTCGCATTAGCGGTACAGTCCGGCGCGTTCGCCTCAGAGACGCACCGTGGCTATAGACGACGACAAATCGACTGCAACCCCGGAGCCGGAACCGTCACCCGGCAGCGAACCAGCCCCCGACGAAAGCGCAGACCAAAAAGCTGCGCCAGCAGAATCGTCACCTGCACAGGACGAGGACAAGAAAACTTTACTGGATGTCGTCAAGAACGCTCTCGATCCCAAAAACATCGAGGACGAAGACGAGCCGGTAGAGATCAAGTCCAAAGCGGAGCCGTCCACCGCCGAAGGCGTAAAGCCAGAGTCCGAAGCAGGAAAGAAACCAGATACGAACGACGTGAGTGACGATGCGTTACTCGCGGCGCTGGAGAAGCTGAAGACCGACGTACCTCTCAACAAGATCGAGCGCTTTCGCGAGGTCTTGACCGAGAACCGTCAGTTGAAGGGAGTGAACGAGCGCTTTCGCGAGCTGGATGCCACGATGACATCCATCGGCCGCGACGCCGCGAAGATGGGCATGTCCAATGAGGATGTGGCGCAGCTCTTCGCTTGGCCTCGTTTGCTTGCGAGCGATCCGATGGCAGCGGTTGAACAGCTTCAAGCGTTCACCGCAACGTGGCAAGAAAAGGTCGGCTACTCATTGCCGGCTGACTTGAAAGAGAAAGTCGATGACGGCGTTCTCGATGAACCCACGGCGAAAGAGGTAGCGCAGCTACGCGCGACGAACAACCTTGATCGCGCCCGCACCGAAGCGGAGTCCACGGAACGCGAGCGAACCAGCACCGCGCAGCGAACGCGCGAGATACACGATTCGGTCAATTCGTATCAGGCAGAACTGAAAGCCTCTGACCCCGACTACACGCCGGAAAAGCACGAACTGGTGGTCGATGCTTTGACAGCATTGGTCACGAAGCACGGCGTACCGGCTACGGTCGCAGATGCGCGGGGTATGGCAAAAGCTGCCTATGACACCGTGACGAAGCGATTGCAGGCTTTCAAACCGCAGCCTCGTGCCCTATCTAGTCCAAACGTCGGCCGACGACTCAACAAGCCGGCCGAGGCACAACCGAAATCCATGCGCGAAGCAATAGAGAACGCGCTGGGCGGTTAACACGGTCGGCCTCGCTCGGAGGCTGCAAACATGGCTTTTACTGCGTCGGAGCTGGCTAGCATTGCTAACGCCGCTCTCGACTTCCATTTCAAGGGGCAGCCGTTGCCCCAGAGCATCCAGGACAAACCGCTCCTGGCTGCGCTCGAAGGGGCACGCAAGACGTTCCCCGGCGGCAAGGGCGACATCACGATCCCGGTGAAGGGCAAGTACAGCTTCGAGGGCGCGGCCGTTCCGCCCACGGGCTCACTGCGCGGCTTCACGCATGACGATCCGGTGGCATACGGCAACATTGCCGGCATCGAGCGCGTCAAGTACCCGTGGCGTGAGGTTCATACCGGCTGGAACTGCACGTTCACCGAACTGAAGATCGATGGCATCTCTGTCACCGATTCCGCATTCGGCGAGAACACCTCGAAGCACTCGAAGCGTGAGGTGACGGCGATCACCAACATCATGCAGGACAAGGTTGAGACCTTCGGTGAAATCACCATGAAGTCGCTCAACACGATGTTCTGGGGTGACGGCACCGCCGATCCGCTCGGCTTCATCGGCGCTCGCTACTTCATCACGGCGACGCCTGCGGTCGGTGTGACCGGAGGTCTCGACCGCGCGACGAATACGTGGTGGAGGAATCGTTTCGCGACGTGGCCCGTTGCGACAACGGAATTGCCGAACGTGATCCATTCGGAAATGCGCCAGCTCCGCCGCTACGGCGGCAAGCCGACGAAGGCGTTTGCGGGATCGGGTTTCCTTGATGCGCTGGTGAAGCAGCTCCGTGACAAGGGCTACTACACCGATGCGGGTTGGAGTCGCCCGGCGAGCACCGACATCAGCATGGCGGACATTCGCTACAACGATCTGGTGTTCCAGTACGACCCGTCGCTCGATGACCTGGGCGGCGCGTTCGTGAATAGCTGCTACGTGATCGACCCCAAGCACCTCTACATCTACGCGATGGAACAGGAATGGGGCAAGGACCATGCGCCCGCCCGGCCGCATGACGTGTACGCGCTCTTCAAGGCGCGCACGTACACCGCGCAGCTCTGTGCCGATCAGCTCAATTGTCACGCCCTGTTTCAGGTGACGTGACGCGAGGCCGATTCAGGGGCGGCGCTCTTGCCGCCCCTTTTTGAAAGGAGCGAGCGATGCAGACATTGAACGCAATGGTCGCGCTGACTGGCGACCGCAACAACATGGTTTGGAAGACGGGCCTCACGCCGGCCGAAGTCCTGCTCTTGCAGTCACTGCACGGCGCTGACGCGGTTCTCCAGATTGAGCCCGTAGGCGAAACGAAGCGCGAGCCGCACGAGGAAATCGAGCGACTGAAGGAAGCCTATCCACTGCATCGCGACCGCATTCAGAACATATGGCGCGACTTCCCCGGCCCCGCGTTCCCATCGCGGATAGACACGCTCGGCATCAACCCTGCTCTCCTGAGACCGGCAGAAGCTGCGGCCAAGTTTCAGGTGAGCGCGAAGTCCGGGTGACGGCGTGCGCGGTCAAACGCTCGGCGAGTTGTTGAGCGACCTGAAAGCGGAATGCGGTTATAGCCAGAACGCGGCCCACGGCATCAACAATCGGGATTCGCTCGTCCAGACTCTCAAACGCACACAGCGCAGGCTGTGGGGCGACTGGGACTGGATGCACATGCGCGTGTCGCGCGACATTCAGTTGAACGCCGGCCAGCGCTACTACAACTGCCCGACCGATCTACCCTACGAGCGCATCGACTGCGCGGAAGTGAAATTCGGCGGTCAGTGGTTGCCGCTGTGCTTCGGGATCAACGAGCGCAACTACTCGGTCTACGACCCGCGCAACAACGAACGATCCTGGCCGATCATGAATTGGGATATCGCCGAGGACCCGGCCGACACGGCGGGCACTCCCGACAATCGCGGCATGATCGAAGTGTGGCCGCTGCCATCGGATAGCGGCATCGTCGGCGGCACACTCGAAGGCAACATCCGTTTCACAGGAATTCGTTTCCTGCGGCCGTTCGCTGCGGACGCGGATCGCTGCGACCTCGACGGCGACATGATCGTATTGTTTGCCGCCGCGGAAATTCTGGCGCGCGACCGCAAGGACGACGCGCAGGCCAAACTACAGGCCGGAACCACGCTGTACATGAAGCTGCGCGGCAATCAGGAGAAGAACCGCTCTTTCAATCTCAATGGCGGCGATTCGGAGAAGAAGAACCAGCAGCCAGAAATCTACGCTCATCCGGTCCCGTTCTCTGTGGGGCCGTAGATGGGCTACACCGTCGTCAAGTCCTTCGAGCGCGGCCTGGACACTCGGCGGTTGCTGGAGTGCATCGAGCCCGGTCACTTGTTAGACGCCGTGAACGTACACGTCACGCGCGGCGGCGAACTCGAAAAGCGCGCGGCTTGGGTTGTGGAGGCCACGCTGCCCGCAACGACGATGGGATTTTTTGCCAACGAGAGCGTGAACGGTACGGTCTTCCATACCTTCGGCGACGCACTTACTGTGCCGGCTGGAATGCCGGCGAACGGCGTGTATCACGCGGTCCCGCATCCGCTCGGCTTTGACCTCGTGGCGATCATGAAAGTCGAAGACTTCATGGGGAAACTCTACGTCGTCGCACAGTACGAAGGCGGCAGGATTCTGCACTGGTGGGGCGACTCATTCGATGCGGATGGCGTACCGACTCCGCCGCTCATGTCTGTCATCGTGGAGTACGTCCCGCCGCCTCCAGAAGTTGACGGGACGCCTATTGATCCGCCGCCGCCGACTGATCCTGGCGCGAAGCCGACAACCACAATGGAATGGCACTACGCCGGTACGACCGGCCCTTTCGCATGGGGCGGCGCCTTTTTGGTGTCGCCTAACACCGGATCAGGCAGAACGGTGTATGGGATTTCGTCGTTTGAGGACTACACCGTCAACGCTAATGGCATGGTGCCGATCCCGTACGGCGACGGCAGCGGTAACAACATCGCGGCCATCATCGCGCAAACCATCAACACCATCGACACGACCGGCGCTCCCGTCAATGTCGTGTGCTACGCAGAAGGCCGAAACACTCGATTCGTCATCAACGAGGCATCGGCGTTCTACAACGGTTGGACGATTAGCATTGGCGCATCGTTGATTTTCAGGGTTCCTCCCGGCGCTCAACCCCACTCCAACGGGAATTACTCCGCATACGTTGACACGAACTTCCCACTCACCGGCGGCAAGAACCCGATTGTCCCATCAGGGCTTAAATTCCCCGGCACCTACGCTGGCGAAGATGATACGTATCCCCCAGGTACTCCGGTCCCCCTTACCGCGTTAGGCACTTTCGCCCTCGCTCACAACGAGAAGATGTACGCGGTGAACGAGCAGATGCTCAACTTCTCGGCGGTCCAAAACGCGGCGCGTTGGGATGCTGGGACCTCCTTCGGAGCCGGCGCGCATGACCACACGGCATGGATGGAGGGCCATCCGGTGTTGGTCTCGATGGCCGACTACGGCGGAGACCTGGCTGTCTTCGGCTCGCGCCACATCATCATCTGGATCACTGACCCGCTGCCAGAGCGGTATCAAAAGAAGCAAGTCCTGCATCGCACCGGCACGATTGCGCCGCACAGCGTCAAGAGCTACGGGCTCGGCGATGTCATGTATCTCGACAGGAGTGGCGTGCGTAGCTTGCGCGCCCGCGAAGGCTTCGACATCGCGTATGCCTCAGACATCGGGATCATGATCGACCGTCTGGTGCGCGAACAGGTGGCGACGCTCACGGTTCCAGAGTTATTTCACAACATCTGGGCAGAGATCGAGCCGAACAGCGGTCGGCTGTGGATGTGTCTGAAAGACAAAATCTTCGTGCTCTCCAACTACCCAGCAGAGCGCATCTCGGCGTGGACTGTATACGACGTGTCCGACGCTCCCGTGGACATGATGAATTCCACCGTTGACCAGATTTACTGGCGTTCCGGTAACAACGTCATGAGCTACGGCGGCGCTGGCGGCGCGACCTACGATGATACGGAAGCGATGGCGCGACTGCCGTACGTCGATGGCGGCAAGCCCGCCACGCACAAGTCATGGACCGGCATCGACGCCGCGCTCTACGGCACTTGGCAGATTCGCGGCTCGTTTGATCCCACGGTGCCGACTGCTTTCGACTTGTTAGCCAACGTCACCAAGAGCACCTACGCACAACAGAAGATCGCCATGAACGGAATGTCGCCCGCTGTCTCTCTGGAGCTGCGCTCCACGTTCGTCGGCCCGGCGCGAGTCGGCAACGCAACGCTTCACTATGAAGCAAGCACAGCAGATTGAAGGAGTCGCCGCATGAGTTCGTCTAGTCAAGCAGCCAGAGACATAAAGCGCGAAGAGGAGCGCCGTGAAAACCGCATCAAGACCGGCACGGAAGTCATTCGCCACAACTTCGCGAACTCGTTCAACGATGACTACTACAAAAAGCAGGAAGCACTCGGTTATCTGGCAGTGCGGCCGGATGTAGATAGGCAATACAACGATTCGGTGCGCCAACTGCAAGCCGCACTCGCCCGCAACGGACTTCTGGGATCGACGGCACGAGGCATGATGGAAGCGCGACTCGAAGGGGACCGCGTGAACGCATACGGAAAGGTCGATGACTCGGTGCGCGGCTCCCTCAACGCTCGAAAGGCCGATGTCGCTAATGCCGAGATGGCCGCCATCGGGCAGTTGCAGGCTTCCGCCGATCCGTCGTCAGCAGCGGCGCAGGCTGCAACGCTTACGGCGGCGAACAGCGCTGCGCCGCGTTGGTCTCCACTCGGGCAGGTATTCACTGATGCCACGGCGGGACTTGCGACGCAGGCCGATCTCGAGCGAGCCGGCATGAACCGCTACAACTTGGGCATCTCGAACTGGGGCAGCGGCGTCAGACGCTACACGTCGAACATAGGGGGCCGGACATGAACCCGCTGCTCATCATGGCCCTACTCTCGGCGGCATCGGCCGGCGCGAACTATGCGGGGCAAAAAAAGGTAGACAAGGGACGCGCGAACGCGATGCGCGAATCGGAGCGTCGTCGCAAGGAAGCGGAGACACGCTCTGCCGCGAGCGCGCAGGACACGACCAAACTACTCACCGACGCCGGCCGCAATCAGGACGCGAAGGCGGCGGAAATCGAAGCGCGATACAACTCGCATACGCCGACACCGGGACCGACATCGACGGGGGTCGGTGGCTTCACTGCCCCACCACGCTCAACGCTGACCGTCGATTCCGATCAGCGCGCGATGGGCGCCGTGCAGGCCGCTGCGGCTTCACAGCAAAAGGCGAAAGCCGGCTTAAGCGCCTACGGCGACGCGATGGCAAGCGCACAGATTGGCGCGAATCGAAACCTCACGGACATCGAGCAGCAGAACACCGGCGTACGCAACTGGCAGCAGTACGTCATGCCCGCGCAGATGGAAGCTGCGAACCAGTCCGGCAAGGACTGGGGCACGCTCGCGGATGCGCTACAAGTCGCGGCGGCTGTCTACGGCCCTATCGGCTTGGCTAACAGCGAGGCGCAAATCGCGGCGCAGAAATCCGGTGAGATTGCCAAGGCCGCATCGCTCGCCGGCCCGCACGATCTGTTTGACCCGTATTCGTGGCAGTCGTGGCTGAGGCCGCAAGCGCCGCCACGCTTCGCACTCACTCGCCCGATGTAGGACGCGCACATGGCAACCATCGCAAACCGTTACTACAACTCGCCGTGGATCGAGGCCGCCGGTCGCAATCTCGCGAGCGCGCTCGCGCCGCCGGACCCCGACGTATTGCGCGAGCGTGAACAGAAAAAGTTTCAGTTCGAGTACCTACAAAAGAAGGCCGGGAACGAAGAGGTTGATCGCACCCGCAAACTTAAAGGCGACGAGGTGGTCGGCAAGATGTACCGGCTGCGCTCCAATCCGATCCGGTTGGCGAATGGGAAGATCGATTCGGCGGCAATGGATCGCGAGGCGTATCGCTTGGCCGATGAGGCGGCGGCCTTCGGCGTTGATCGCAAGGACATCGATCAAGGGTTGTTTGAGGCGAGCCCCGGCGCTCGTCGTAAAGCGATAGCCCAGTCGATAGCCATTCAGGCGACGGCTCAACAAATAGCTCTTCGGAACTCGGGGATGATGGGGCAGATAGCCGCGCGCGGCGACATCGCGAGCGGCTTACAAACGCAAGAAGACGACGCGGCGATGCAGCGCCTACTGGTGTCTGGCGCCCAGAAGTTACAAGAGTGGAACCTGCGTGGTGCTCTGGCTGCGAAACATGCTGGCCGCGCTCCGCTCACCATCACGCAACCACTGATCAACGCGGTTGCCATGCAAATAGGGCAACACGAGAAGTTGACCGGACATCGCCTCTCGGATTCGGAGCGATTGCAGTACCTGGGTGAGTCCACGGACCTCCTTCAAGAGACGGGCGATCCCGTGATGGCCGTCCGTCGTGTGATGGAGGCTCATGGAATACGAGGCGCGGGAACGCCGACGCAAGAAGTGCCAGAGATGGACAGCATCATCAACGGGCTCATGCGCTTGATTGATCCTGACTACGACCCGACCGAATCGAAGGTCGGCCAAACCGATACCTATATCAAGTCAGACCCGACAGCCGTGGTCCCCGGAAGCATGGGAGAAGCAGCGATCACGCCGCCGGTCCAAGGCAACCCGTTCATGCGGCCCGGCGACGCCGAAGCGGAGATGGAAGGGTTCTCGCATGACGCTGCCGCTGCGCAGACCAGAGCGATCCCGCTTCCGGCTAACAGGCCAAAACCGGCGACTGGCAAGCGCCAGCCGAACTCCGAGACGCCAGCACAGCGCAAGGAGCGGCTGCGCCGCATTCTTCTGGAAGGCAAGAAATAGCATGGCGAACTCGGCGACACGCGCAGCCATTGAAGACGCTCGTAAGCAGCAGTTCGCTGATGACGAAATCGTTTCCATTCTCGCCGAGACGAACCCGGAGGTAGCAAAAGCCGTTGAAGCCGGCTTCGAGCCGAAGGAGGTTATTGACGAACTCTACGCACTCACGAGCGCGTCACAGGCTGGCCCGTATCGCGGCGAATACCAGCGAGAGCCGGTCAAGCTGAGTGA